GAGAGAGGTCGTTCTGGTACGACCTGCTGCCACCTTGATGAATGTGTGGACACTCTTGACCACTGAAAGTTCAATGGCAAGGTACCTCTGTTTAGCTGCGCTATTAGAGGATACTATGCTTGAGAACATTTGGACAAGAATGTTGTGTGCTCTCGGCCTCAAACGTCCGAGTCATCGGATAGAGGAGAGAGTGCAACGTGAGCGAGTCGAGGACTCGATCAAGGAAGCGCAACGCCTTCGAGACGCGTGTGTGGAAGTTGATGACTATACCACCCTTACTACCAATGCTAAGTTCTGGAACTTAGTACCTGGTCAGAGTAAGTTTTCTGCTGGACAGAAAACTGGAGGTGACTTAGTGATTGATGAGAATGGTTTTCCCGTTGATCGGGAAAACGTTCGTGCGGAAAAGCAATTTGGAGTTGCTTTGTTCGATGCGTTTTTCGGATTTGTCAGGACATTTCCGAAGTCGAAGTACGTGTTTGAGTTCGTGAAGGATTTTAATGTGCTTATGAGCGGCTGGAAGAATTTGCATGAATTAGTGAACAACCTAATTTCAGTGCTACCCAGCTGGCTCACGAAGCTATTTACCATCACGGACCCGAAGAAGCGTTACGGAGTTGAATCGCGTAGTCCTGGTAATCCCATATATGATATGGTACAGGCCTATTCTGCGATGTTGACAGGCGAAGGATGCGCTTCACCTTCGGCGTTTGAGGAGTTCAAACGCACTTGGCAAGTTGCGGAGATATACATGACGGAAGAATACCCAGCTGATGGGTTTGTCATGCGTCTCCACAAGCTGTTCTTTTCGAACGCGCTTGCCATTATGCAGCCGGGAACACACGGCGCAAAACCTATTCCATATGTAGTGACATTCTTTGGAGTAGCTGGCACCGGCAAGTCTTCGACTTGGCCGTTGATAATGTCAGGAGTCATTAAAGCTGACACTGTGGAAGAGATTAGAGAAATGTCGTATACTCGCAACCCTGTTGCGGATCACTACGACGGCTATAATCCTCAGAAACATAAAGTGTTTGTGCTTGATGACTTTGGCTCGCAAATTGACGACGAATCAGCTGGAGAGCTGATGTCAATTGTGTCGAGTGCGGATTTCTTGCCCCCCTATGCATCTGTCGACAATCCATCTGTCGGCATTAAAGGTACGTCTTTTGCTTCACCAATCGTTATTCTTTGTTCGAACTTTAGGA